ATTATTGAATTAAACAGGAGATTTTATGAACCTGGTAGAGGAATGTGTTGGGGTAAATATATATTTTAATGGCGGTGTTTTTTAGTTTTATTGCAACCACAGTCCTTAACTAACGATGCTTTTGAGTTTTTTTCTTTTCAATGGTTATTTTTCTTGCCGTTTTTTTTAATTCAATCTTTCTCCCGTTTTTGCATTTAAACTTTCCGCGAGAAAGTCCTTTTCTATTTAATACAGTTTTAGTGCAAACACCTATAGCCCTTGGTTCTGTGCTAACTGTTGGTCCCACCTTTTTAATGCAAGCGCACAATTTTTGTGATAATATGTTTTCAGCGGTCTCTTTTAATTGTGATCCTTTTTTAGGAATTTCTAACCCATAATATGAAAGTATCTTTGAATAATCAGAATTAGTTATTTTATAGGGCATCTAGTTTAGACTATGTAAATATTTTTTTTATAGTTTAAAATTAAAAATTATTAGCTAAATTAAAAATATAATGGACTTTGTTATAACAGAAAAAGAAGAAAGCTCTTTTGGAAATAATGAAAATAATGATGAAACTATCATCAGTCAAAACCACATCCCTAAGCGAATTTTTCAAACACATAAATCCATTCAATACATCCAAAGCAAACCAAAATTGCAAATAGCGATAAACTCTTGGAGAAGGTTTGTTCCTGAATTTGGATACCACTTTTATACAAATGAAATGTGCGACGAATTTATGAAAACCGAAATGGTTGAAGAGTTTGGAGAAGAAATTTATGAAGCTTATAATAGACTTCCTATTGCTGTAATGAAAGCCGACATGTGGAGATATTGCATAATATATAAATACGGTGGAGTGTATGCAGACGCTGACGCGGTTTGTCTATGCAATCCAAATATGTTTACTTTATATGAAACGCAACTTGTTTGTGCGCCAGAAATGGACAACCTACACTTGTGTCAATGGACTTTTGCAGCACCAGCCAATTCCCCATTATTAAAATCTATTATTGAATTATCGGTTAAAAGAATTTTAATGACTCCTGAAATTACAGGAGAACATGTAATACATTATTTAACTGGTCCAGGCGTTTTTACTGATGGTATTGAAAAATATTTTAATGAAAATGAAATGTCAACTTTTAATGACAAAAAACAGTATTATCGTTATAAAAACCCAACAATGATATGTTTTATGGCAGAGCGTTTTCATGAAACAATGATTCACCATTTATTTGCAGGAAGAGATGCTGATGGTTGGAATAATGAAAGAAACAGACGCTTGGTGTAAAATTTTTTGCCAGACTTAAAGTTTATTTATAAATGTTTCTATGGCTCCACAATATTGAATAATGACAAGTTTTTTGATTTCTATCATGTTCTCCATAATAACCGTTGTACATTTTTAAAATTGCAACATTTTTATAAAGAATAAATTTTTCATTTGTAGGAATGTTGAAAATGTGCTCAAGATCAATTTCTTTTCTTTCTACGTCGCCTATAAATCTACCAACTAAACCAGGTCCCGTTGGATCAACACAACTCCCTCCATAATATTTATTGTTTACATTAAAAACAATTTGATTTATACATTTCAGACATGTTTCATTTTTTGGTTTTACCGCTATTAAAGCGTTATAAATATTATTTTTACCAATGTCAAAAACCCAATGCTCCTTCTCCGTTAATTCAATAAAATGAAATGTATTGATGCAGTTATATTTTATGTCTAAATATATACCACCATTAATGTATAACACGCAATAGCGCCATAGGTCTGCTTTGTATGCTCCTGGAATTATATTATCAAACGCATTTAAAACAGATCCGTCAAAATTTTCAGATATAAAGTTTCTGCAGTCATTGTCATCAAAAAGAAAATGTTCAAACCTCGGGTGTCGGCGCTTCATTCTATCAATCGCTAATTTCATCTTTTCTGGCAATTCTTTAGTATGCCATGTTTGATAAATTTTTAAGGGAATCACGCTATTATACTCGGATTTCTTATTTATTTTATAATTGACGATGCGTTGAACTTGATTTTTTACCTCGTTTCTTTTTGCATCAATAGAATTCTTAATTTCTTGAGATGAATGCACAAATTTTTTTCCAACAATACCTGACAACATTTAGATTTGTAATAATCTTTATTAATAAAATAATTTTCAATAAATAACTATTTTATTAATTTTTTAAATATTCTTGTATTTTAGATGCCTCATAATAAACAAAAAATAGTAGTATTTGATCTTGATGAAACACTTGGATATTTTATAGAACTAGGAATTTTTTGGGATTCATTGCACAATTATGCAAAAAGTATAAATGTTGATACTAAAAAACTATTTACACAAAACTATTTCAACAACATGCTAGATATATTCCCAGAATTTATCCGACCAAACATTATGTCCATATTGCAATATGTAAAATTAAAAAAAACAAACAAACAATGTCACAGTGTTATGATTTACACTAACAATCAAGGACCGAAAGAATGGACGCATTTTATAAAAAATTATTTTGAGGATAGATTAAAATATAAATTATTTAATCAAGTCATTTCAGCGTTCAAAGTTAACGGTAAAGTCATAGAATTTTGTAGAACTACAAACGAGAAAAATATTAAAGACTTTATGAGGTGTTCAAAATTGCCGGAAAATGTAGAAGTTTGTTATTTAGATGATAATTATTTTCCAGACATGAACTCTGAAAACGTATATTATATTAAAATTAAACCGTATTCACACGATTTGCCATTTGAAATAATGATTCATAGATTTACTAATAGCAACATTTCAAAAAAACTAATTTCTGCAAAACATACAGAAAAAGATTTTTCTGACTTTATTAATGAAAATGTCAGTAAATATGAATTTGTTTACAACGAAAAGAGCAAAGATGAATATGATATAGATAAAATTATAACAAAAAAAACAATGGTTCATTTGCAATCATTTTTCAATAAAAATAAACGATCTAACTCACCTCCGCCAGGAAATAAAAGAACTTTTAAAAATAGGACATATAAAACAAAAACTAGAAAAAACCAATAAAAATTAAGCGCAAATATAAATAAAGTCCATAAAATTACATATTTTTTATTTCGGCAATTTTAGCACTATGATCTTTTGTATTAAACGCCGAATTAGAATGAATTCTGTGTTTCACTAATACGTCTTCAAAGTTGAAGAATTTTTTTTCCATTTTACGCAATCGCATCCACAATTCATAATCTTCCACACCTGCGAATTCTTCTTTCCATAAACCAAGATCCTTTCTCAAGACGACGCTGCTATTAATTACAGGATTTACTAATTTGAAGTCAAAATCACTAAAATCTCCGGTTGGTATTTGTGGAACTATGCCTTCTAGATTCTCAAAATAAACGCATTTGGTTCCAATTACATCATATTCATTTTGTTTTAACAATTTAGCTTGGGTTGACAGTTTAGTGGGAAACCAAATGTCATCAACATCCAGAATTGAGACATAGTCATATTTACAAAATGCAATCATTTTATTCAACGTATTTGCTTTCCCAGAAAGTTCATAAAAATCGTAAACATGGATGCGTGCGTCATTTGACTCGCAATCTTTAGCAATCTGATATACAATTGAATTCTCTGGATGACCGTTGACACCAATAATAAGCTCCCATTCTTGAAAAGTTTGATCCAACACTGACTGGACAGATTCGTTGATATATTCTATACCGTTGTATATGGGCATCAAAATACTAATCATTTGTGTGTCTGTATAATATATTATTTATATCTCTTTATTTCATTTTGTAAAGCAATTGCATTATTTTACAATAAAAATCTCTGAAACACAAACCATCTATCGTACGTGAAATCTACTTCGTGATACAACTCAAAATTATGAATGTCCGACAAAATACAGTCTGTTAAAATTGTCTGATCATCCTTTACTAAGTAGCCGTGCTTAAAATATAGTGATAATTTTTCATCCATAGTGTTTCTCCACCATTCCACCTTATTTTTGTGACAAATAAAAAAGCCCCCTGCAATAAATAATTGATCCGCTGGTATTTGTGTATTGGGCAACCCGAATTCGTTTTTATGATTAACGAGTTGCATCATATATTTTATGTATTCTTCGTCACTATTTACACATCCATAATGTATTTTTTCGGGGCTTAACTCCATAATTGTTTTAGAATTTGGCCAAAACTCCAAATCTGACTTAGATAGATCATTTTCCCGTCCGCGAAAATAACCAATGTCACACCATCCATAAAACTCAGAATCAAAATACTTATTTATCATTGTTTCGTGAACAAAATGTATTTTCTCTGACCAAAGCATGTTAACTTTCCAATCCACCCAATTTTTCAATAAATCGTTTTTTTCGTGATTTAATATCCATTCTGATCTATATTTATATGTGTAAAACTCATGGTGCGGTTTTATAATAAAACGGATCCGCGGATTATTATTATATTTTTCTAAAACTTTAAATTCTTCACAGTCACAATAAACAACTAAATTATAGTTATTTACGTTAGACAACATGTTGTCTATCCAATGCTGGTAAAGAGAAATGTCAAATTTAGCCTTAAAATTATACCAGCAGGTTGAGAAAGTAATTGACATTCTTATACATTTTATAATTATTTTTAATGTGTATTTTAAATTTATTTTTAAATTTATCTCTATGATGTGGTTTATATTTATAGTAGAATTTAAAACGTGCAATTTTTCTAAACTTTATTCAAACTCCATGAAAATATATGAATTTATTGATATGACTTCAAAAAGGTAAAATCTACATTTTGTTGAATAACCATTTTAGCGTTGTTCAAATATTTTGTAAGTATTTGTGTTACAGCAGATGTAGTTAATAAAAATATTCCTGCACTAAATGATATTTTCCTATCTAATTCAGTAAAGTTTATTTTTCTAAACGGATTAAATCTCCACAATAAAAATAAACTGATGTATATTTTTACATAATAATCCAAGCTTTCTAAATATTGTGGCGCAGATTTAAAAATGCCAACTGCGAATAATATATACAACGAGTATGTAGTTACAATAAAAACATTAAACCAAAAATCTTGAAATTTATATAAATTCTTATTTAATGACATGTTTCTTACAATAGATTGGGAATAAAATAAACGCGCAATTTTATTTTATTTTTTTCTTTTTTTCTACTATTCAAATACTTAGCTATGAAATAAATATCCAAGAAATATAGTGTTTGTCTATATATTCTCTTGTTTTTTCCATATTTCCATTATATCCTTTATAAATATCTTTCACATGAATAAATCTTCCTATAAACCCAAAAAACATAATTGGAATTAAACATGATACTAGTCTTATATTTGTTGCGTTTGATAAAATTTTTCCAGAGAATACCCAACATACTATATTACAAAATAAAGTGTAAACAATTGTATGCACAATGATGGAAACTATCACTGGACCGAATATTGTTGTATCAAAGAACTGAGAGAAAGTAAGTTTCGGATTTGTTGTCTCCAAATATAATTTTGTAAACATACTATATAATATGATATTAGATAATTGTTTAACTTACCACAATAAAGTAGTCATTGCCGTAATTTGTTCCGGAGTTTGGATTTATTTTAGAACATCCGACTGCTACAAAATGATACCTCGTGTTAATACATTTCCAGTTATATTTGTAATGACGTGGACTTATTTAAACTATTATGAACCATTATTTTTACCTATTGGATTACTTATTTTGATAACATATTCTTATTTGTATAAACTTTTTAATTTCTAAATCCGCAAAAATACGAATTAAATATTTCAAGGTTTGTATGTAAAGTGTATTTTAACTTGCGTCAGTTTTAACTTCATTATATATTTGCAGAGTTCTAGCACTTGCGTCTTTTGCTTCTACATAACGTGGCATCCAAAAATACGGAACAACATTTCCCAAGCCACAATAACTATTTTCAAATATTTTGCGATAGTATTTTTTTTCTTCTGTGTCTGGAGAATTGTGACCATACTTTTCATTTAAACTAGAATGATTTTCAGAAATGCTTTCTTGAATAATTTCATACAGTGACCGAGTTGTTTTACTAACACCATCGCTAAACGCCTCCTTCGTTCTCCACAAAACGCAACTGGGTAATAACGCACTCCCATTTGAATCCAAATAATTTTCCTCACTGAATGCACTCCTTAGTAAAAACTTTTCACATTGATTATTTCCCTTGTGAAATCTCATAGTGGGATGAATGCTCAAATAATATTGCACCCAGGTTCTATCCAAAAATGGTGTTCTTGGTTCCAATCCGTGAGAGGATATGCATTTGTCAGACCGTAAAACATCAAATGCATGTATGTCCTTAAGCAACCGACGACATTCTTTGTCAAACTCAATTGCATCTGGTGCTGCGTGCATGTATAAGTAACCGCCACACAACTCGTCGGAACCATCCCCATTAAATATTACTTTAGCGTCACTATTTTCCGAAATATATTTTCCAAGCAAATAATTTCCAATGCTAGCTCTTACTGTAGTTGTGTCATAACTTTCAATTGTACAAATAACTTCTGGAATAGCATCAATAAAATCTTGTTCGGTAAGTAAAATTTCTATATGATTTGTTCCCAAATAATTGGCGACAATGCGGGCATATTTCAAGTCCTCTGAACCTTCTAATCCGATACTGAAGGTTTCCAGCGGCGTATCTGATCGTTGTTTATGAACTTCATTTACGAGAGCTGTAATTAAGCTACTATCTAATCCACCAGACAACAAACATGCAATTGGACGCTCTGTTACTAACACTCTTTTCTTAACCGCTTCACACAAATGTCGCTGAATGTTCTTTAAAACACGCGGTACATCGTGTGGAGATTCAACCATTACGCTTGAAAATCCAGTTGAGTGATAAACGCAGTGCTCTTTTTTCAGTTCCCATTTTGGAGATACCTTAAACTCCATATTAAATTTAGAGTAAGTCCCGGGCGTAAAGTGTTCCACTGTGTGATTTGGAAGGTGTTTAGAAAATTCAGTCAATACCTTCAACTCTGATGCGTAACTATGAATATATTTAGTTTCCTTTTCTTTTTCACATAGTTTATTGGGTTTTAATGCATACAATGGTCTTACACCATAAGGATCTCTTGCGATATAAATTTTTGCATTTACTTTATTAATGTTACAATCACACAAAACAAACGCAAAGACTCCGTCCAACATTTGCAAGGTTTGCTTCATTCCATATCTAACATAAAGATGAATAATAACCTCGCAATCTGATTGTGTTATAGGAGTTATTCCCATAATTTTATAAAGTTCCTTATAATTGTAAATTTCACCGTTACAAATCAGAGCCACGTCATCAATTATAATTGGTTGATTTGAAAAATCATTTAGACCGTTAATGGCTAAGCGATGAAATCCCAACAAACATCTTAAACCAAATTGTTCCAATTTAGAAAATTCTGGACCTCTTTTTTTACCCTTCATAAATTGCTCGTCAACAAACCATTTATGAAAAAATGTATCATTGTTTAATAATGTAAATATTCCGCACATACAGTTTCCTTATTATTAATCGCAATTTTTCTTTATATTAGTTTCACTCATTTAGAAAAGTGTAGCAAAATAAATTATATTCCTGTATATTAATAATATGTCAACACAAGGTTTTAGAGAATGTGCTTCACAAATAACAAATTCTATAAATACGCGCATATATGATAGAAATATTCCATCCCACATGTTACAACCATATTTGAATGTTAGACCAGTAATGACAAAATATTCTATTATGCCAATTGTTGACCCAAGAGCCCCAGTTAAAACACAAATTGTTCAACAACCAACATATAATGCAACTGAAGTTTTCAATCCCGGGAATACACGCTCCCCTTGGTCTGGATTTGCCACAAACATTAATAAAGAATCTGAATTAAGAAATCAAATTTATGCACTTCAATCTTGCAGTCAGTCTGTTTATGTTCCAAGTTCAGATAGTGACCTTTACAAGTTTGGCTTTAAACCAAGCAATACGGTTCAACAACCTTTTCCCGGATTATTCCAAAACGAACACTTTAACTCATTTAACCCAAATCCTGAAAATGTTGGTCAGGGTTTATTTCAAAATTGCACTCGTCAAGAGATTAGAAATTTAGGGAACGATCCATGTAACAATAGTGATAAAAACAAAAAACAAAACGGTCTAAAGTAAACAAATGTATAGATATAAATATAAATGAATGACGAGTTAATTACAGAAATAACTCTTGAATGTTTAATGAACAAACAACAATATGCAAAACATATTAGTCAAAATACAACGAGTAAAAAGGATTCTATCCGAAAAGATAAAAGGTTTTATAAAAAACGAATTTTTGATTTAACGAAAAGATTGTTAAACAATGAAAAGCCTGAAACATTGTATCCAGATGTTGGAAGTGCTTTTGATTCATACGCAAGAGTTTGCATTGAATATTTCAAGGTTTTAGACAAATCTGATATTATTCAAGAAGATTATCTAGGAATGTACGATGTCTCATTAAACTCTACACAATTAGTTCCATTATACAATCAAGATCAAGCTAATATGTTAATGACGCGTTCTATTAAAATAACTGAACCCAACGCATTGGAAAAACTTGTTAAAAGAACTAGTACTAAATTTGAAAAAAAACAAATAATTCCACTACAAAAAGATATTAATTTAAAAGACCCGAATCTTAAAAATAAAGGTATTTGCAAAAAGAATAATATCAACAATAAATATGAGGAAACCTCTGAAAAAGTCAATACAAATAAAACATAAAACCCAGAAAAAACAACGCTCCCAAAAGAATGAGAAAAAACAACAAAAGTCTAAATCTCATATAACAACTAGAAGAAATCACATATTTAGAGAAAAACTTATAAAAAAATTTGACTCGGTTAAACTGCGTTGCAGTCCAAAAACTTCCAATAAGGGTTACACTTGTTTAGAAGATGAAACACTTTATAAGTTGAAAGATTTATGGAATGCGCGCCACCCTGAATCTAAAATTGACACCAACGATTCAAAAGAAATATGGAGTTTATTAAATTCTAAGCTAAAAGGTGTTTGTAATAAAGAATCTTGTTGGTTAAAACAAAAATTTGTAAATGGAAAACTAAATAAAGAACTTGACGAATCTTATGCACCAGTTTCACCAAAGGAATGGAAAAAAAATCCAAACGAATGGCTCTCTAGTGTGGATATATTAGAAGTTATGAAACAGTATGAAGAAAAATATACGTGTTTTGATTTTATTGGTCCATCTCCTATTGATTTTGATACACATAAATTGTACGGAGAATGTGTTTGGGAAGAATTGTGTCATTTCAACTTGGAAGAAGAAATTAAAAATGGTAGATTTAAAATAGGCGTTATATTCAACTTAGATCCTCATTATAAAGGCGGTTCACATTGGGTATCTATGTTTATTAACATTAAAAAAGGAGAAATTTTTTTCTTTGATAGCGCTGGAGATAAGGCGCCAAAACAAGTTGTGAAATTAGTAAACCGAATTATTAAACAAGGAAAACAACTAAAAATCCCAATAAAGTTCAAATTTGACGAAAACTATCCAATTGAACATCAATATGGAGACACTGAATGTGGAATTTATTCTTTGTATTTTATTGCGCATATGTTGGAAGATAGACATGATAGCAAATATTTCAAAACGCACATATTAGATGATAAATACATGCAACAATTCAGGAATGTATATTTCAACGGAGACTTATAAAATTTTTTGAAAATTTAGCAGGAAATTAGAATATGCAATCAAAGTATATAAATAATATTTAAGACTATTATTTATATGACAGCAAAACAAATAAATATTGACTTTATTACTAGTGAAAATATAGAAATGATTTGGGATATCGTTTTGGATGACATTCAACAAAGCTTTAAATCTCAAGAACAGTTTGCTCACGCTAGAGGGTTTTTTATAAATCAAGCGCGTCTATTTTTTGAAAGAGAAAAAAATAACCAACAGAATTTAATGGAAATGAATAAAAAGTTTATTACCCTAATTATGAATAGTTTTAATACTCAAAAACGACCGGCAAATAATCCTCCTCAAAGCAAACAACTTTTTAAGGCAGAAGATATACAAGCCGAAAGACTGAACGCATTTGAAAGAGGATTGGCTAATAAGAAAAATGATTTTATTAGTGCAATGTCTGTACCGGTTCCAGAAACACCTCGTTTTAGTGACAACACAACAGAGGAACCAATTGGAAGTGCCATGGGAGAACTAATTGCAAGAACATTGGCTCAGCGCAATTTTGAAACTGAAACTTTTAATAAAACTTCAAATAAAGAACATGTTGAAAAATGGTTAAAACCTGCAGAAACCTCTGTAAAGGTTGAAAAAGTTCAGAAAAATCAACAATCTACGCTACAAATAGAGGAAAAACAAAAACAATATCAATATAATCAGCCAGCGCCAAAATTTATTCAAATTGGCGAAGAATTGCCTCTTGCTCCTAGTAACAAAAAACAGATATCATGGGGAGAGAATCAAGAATATGAAGTTAATGAAATAAGTTTAGAAATAAATAAAATTAGTCCTAACATTTTCTCTCGTTTAAAACAAATAAAAGAAGAAAATCATGAAACAGTTGAGATTAAAAAAGATATGAGAAATTTGAAAGATAAGATTTTTAACCTAGAAGATAAAATGAATAAAATTTTAGAGATGTTAAAATATAAAATTGAATTAAATTTAAACAATAATGTGAATAATACATATAAAGAACAATGACACTAATAAAAGTTCTCAGAATTATCGCATTTATAATTCCCGTTGCGGCGTTTTCACAGAGTTCAATACCAAAATTATCAAAAACTAGACTTTATTTGGATGATGACCTCTGGAGTTGTGGAGAAGTAAGTTGGGAAGCTATTCCGTTCACACAATATAATTCATACACACCAATTGTGTTTGTAGAACGTCCGCCAGAAAATATATTACCGTCCAAAGAATATACCACAAAAACAATAGCAACCCCTCTGTATAAAAAAATGCAAGATGACCAAACTCAACTAGCATCTGTCTCTGCTGTAGCAAAAATGTCTTACAAAGAATTATTTAACCTAGACTTATTTATTTCCGAGCTTAACTGCAATATACAGACGCATAGTTTATTTACCCCATCAGAAATGTTCTTATTAACTGCATTATCTGGACTAGCATTTATTTATAATAAGACCAAGGAGACTGAAATTAGCAGACTCCAACGATTGTATACGTTTTCATCTCGGTCAGAATATTTTGAGAAATACAAAAAAATTAGAAAATTTGCTATGATGATATTTATTGTTTTGACTTGTTTGTTCACACGAAATGTTCATAGTGTCACATAAGTTTATATTGTATAAAATACAAAATAAACATGGTGTAATTTTAAGTCTAAACCATCTTTATTTTAACACCCTTTGGGGTTTGTTCTACATCTGCTATTAAAATAGGATCTATTTGAGGATTTTCAAGAGCTCTATAATAACTGTCAAAGTCATACAACTTACCGTTGTTTGAATCAATCTTACGATAAATATATTTTTTTCCGCGGAATTCGTATGGTTTTCCTCGCCATTCAATAGTTTTTTTATTAATTTTTGTTGTAGAATCTGGCTCTTCTTTCTTATAATTCGGAATATATGAAAACGCGGTTGACGACGGTTCGCCAAATTGCAAGCAATTTAATTGTTCTTTTGACCCTCTCTTTGTATAAACTGCACAATCAATTGAGGCCTCTTTTATAGCAGTAATCAACTTAAAACTTACTTCATCTTTAATAGTTGAAATTTCAAATAAAGCTTCATCACTAGTCAAAGGAATATTGTCTTCTTTCCAGTCTTTTTCTTCTTTTTCTTCAACTGGGATTTTATACTTTCTTTTACTTTTGTCCTTTCTTTTCAATTCAATTGCACTATCATTCTTGGGGTCCAATTGCTCTTTGGAAAAAGTCATTAAATATAAGTACACTTCAACTGTTTGCAATGCTTCTGGCAATTCCTTGTGACTGCAAATTCTTCGCGCTCTTCCTACAACTTGGTCAATACGAGCAGGATTCCAATAAGGTTCCATAATATGAACATATCTTGTGCTTCGCAAGTTAATGCCCTCCGATCCAGATGCCGTAATCATTAATACCTTGATAATTTCACCCATATGGTTGTTGTGGGCAATTTCTTTAAGTTTGGCAGTTATCGGAGATTTAACATCCCAATTACTATTGTAAATATTTCGGATTAGTTCCTTTTCTTCAGCAGATTCCGTTCCCGTATATAATGCAAATGTTGGTTTGCCCATGTTTTCTTCGCTAATATCCAAATCCCAAACTCCAGTTGAATCTTTTTTAATTTTGAACTGAGTGAAACCGTTGGCCTCTAACACCATTTTAAAAATTCCAATACCTTCCAAGGTTCTAAATTGACTATAAACTAAATGCAAACCTAGATGCTGTGGATCTTGAATATTTTCCAATATATTCAGGTATTTTGGACTGTATTCTTCTAATCCTTTGGGACTCAAAACAGTTGTTTCGTTTGCTTTTAAAAATTCAATGGCTCGCTGGATTCTTTTTTCATAAGTTGCGTCAGCTAATTTTTCAATAACCTCATCTCCTTCAAGCTCCCCATCCCAGGCTTCACTGTTAAAATCATTTTCTCCTTTTTTAGAAGATTCTTTCAAAGCTTCCTCATATAAATTTTCCAATTGGGTCTCTTCTTCTCTCTCCTCTTTTGGCAAAGGTCTGCCCGGTGGTTTGGGCATAACAAAATTGCAATATAACCGAGAGAAAATGCGATAAGTTGATGAAGGGTCCTTATAAATTCCATTTTCATCAATAACCCCTTTTTTCTGTTTTGTGCTAGTTTCTTGTTTTCTCTCTTGAGAACGCGCTGCTTCATAGACGGTGAACTGATATGCACTCATGGGAATCTTTATTACGTGAAAATCCACTAGTTTTTCATACCGAGGCATGAGGGATTCTTGGGCACTTCTGAAATAAGAGGTTAATCCAATAATGCGGCGTTTAAATAAATCCATATTTTTTGTGTTTCCATTCTCTGTATTTAAAAATAACTCAGCAAAATCGTCAAACTTATCGGGAAGTGCTTTGTTTAACTTTATTTGTATTCCTGATGTATTTACTCCTATTTTATTGTTTTCCAAAATACTTATTACTCGTTTTTCAAAATCCATGTCGCTAATTGTGCCTCTCTCTTGTAACCGCGGTTTATCTCCTTGTTCCTTAAAAGTTATTGGTTTATTTGTTACTCCATGATAACCGGATTCTTCTTTGTATTTATTCTCAAAACCAAATGGGTTTCTAGTTATAGTAATAACTTTATCTTTAGAATAATCAAGGTAGTCTAATACTTTTTCTCTCGTGAATATTTCTTGAACCTTCTCTTTAGTAAGAGATTGTCCTGAACGGATGTCCAAAGGAATCTCCCAAGTCTTGATGTAACCACGCAAAATATTGAAAAGTATTCCAATTTCATTGGGGTAATTAATAATTGGCGTTCCAGTTAGTAAAACAACTCGGGCATTTTTAGCACTCAACAAAAGCTCGTATAAAATAAGGGCCAGGGAAAAAGGGACTCTCTCTTTCTTTCCATACTTGTCGGCAGGAGCTTCCTTTTCCTTTGCAATTTTGTTAACAATTCTACTAATAAAATTGTGCGCCTCGTCAATAACAACAACGGCATCATCAAAAATATTTGTTTCAAAATTATTTGTCATATCCTTTAATTTATCTCTGCGCAATCCATTGTAATTAATAAACTTGTATTTATATTGTATCATTTCGTCTATTTGGTCATCTAAACCTTTAATCTCCTGAGATTCCAAAGTATCATAGTTACTTGGTTTTGTTGTGTTTACAAGCCACGCACCCTTCTTTTTATTAATGTATTCAATGGACAAATTCAAAACACTTGAAAGTGTTTCAACGGCTTCAGGGTGGTCTCTAGTTGATACCCATTGCCAAAATTGATTTTTTTTATAAATAGGTTCGCCGTATTTTTTTAATTCTTCCATGTAGTTTCTTCTCAATGATGCTGGAGTCATAACAATAATTTTCTTTTTGCTCTTAAAACCTTCAGCAATAGCAATAGATGATAAAGTTTTGCCAGCACCCAATCCGTGGTAGAGCAAAAGCCCACGATAAGGAGTGTACAAATTCAAATAATCGCGCACTAATTTTTGATGAGTTAATAAAGAAAATTCTTCGGTGCTATCTTGACCAATGCTATCGCATGAAATTTGCTTACTATCATCCATTACAGCGTCACGATAAGTACCAAACAAGGAATTTATAAAGTTAACAAACTTCTCTCTATTATTCATAAAATAACTAGAAACCTTGATATTTACATGTGGTTTCTTTGGAGGAAGTCTAGAAATAGTCTCTATTTTATCAATGTCAACCCATTCTTCTGGTGGAATTAAAGAAACACCTTTTAATGGACGTTTTGTTCTTCGTTTTTTAGGTTCTTCTACAACTGGCTCTCCTGGTTCCTCCTCTCGCCCTTCATCTCCAACTTGTTCTTCTTTCAAATCCTCTTCTAATTTAAATAATAATTTTTTGGGTAATTTTTTAACCTTTTTCTTTTCCAAAACAGGACCCGATACTTGAAAAGCAAGAATTTCTTTGACAGTTGGTTTTACTAAAACAGTTGTCATTTTATTCTCTTTCATTCTTTCTAATAATTCTCTTCTGCTAAAACCAGTATCTTTTCCTCTTTCATCTACCAAAGTAATTTTACTTATCTCAATCTTTTCAGGAGCATTTGCTATGGGAATGGCAACAGACACTTTTTGTTTCTCTTCTACAATTGGTTTAACTCTTAATTTTTCTTTTAATAACTCTAAAGGATTCATGATGCTTATATACTAAATATATATTAATTATATAAAAGTTTAAGCAGAATAACTGGTAATTTTCTGCAAAGCTTCGTCGCATGCTATTTGTTCGGCTTTTCTTTTAATTTTATGTTGCCCTTCGCCAAGAAAAACCAAAACCTTTCCAAATTTAACAATCCATTCTTGAATTTCTTTGAAAGTCTTTACCTGATCAATGTGTATTGCGTCGTGTATACTTACTGTGTGAATTTGTTGCCCAATGCAAAGATAAACACCCATTCTATAACCATTTTCTAAATCATGATCAATCTCCAAATAATGTGGGGTTACTTTAAATTCCTTTTGAATCTTTACCTGCAAAATATTCTTATAATTGTCGTCATTTTGAATTAGCGCAATCCAATCTATATGTTTTTCAAAAATATTCTCAACAAATTTTTGTGCTATTTGAAAACCAGGTCCTGTAACAAATACATTTTGAAACCACCCCTCTTCATCCTTTACGGTAATTTTATTAAAATCTAAAAAAAGTGCCCCTAAAAAGGACTCAAATAAACACCCCAATTTTTTTAAATTTGTTCTTATTTTTTTTTCCTCTGCGTGTTTTGACAGAATTAGCCATTTATTAAGATGCATTTCCATAGCAATTTTTCCAATGGCTTCATTTTTAACTATAGCAATTTTCTTTTCTGTCATAAACCCTTCATTTTCTTTAGGAAATCTGCGATACAAATAGTATTTAGTAATTAACTCAAGAATACCGTCTCCTAAAAATTCTAGTCGCTCGTTTGACTTTGTTTTTAGCGGCATGCAGTCGGATGGTCTTTCAACAATAGTAATGTTTTGTTGAGCATTTTCAAGATGTGATCTTTTAGTATAAGATCTATGAACAAAGGCTCTCTTATACAATTCAATATTTTTCACAATTCCTGGAGCACCGTATTTAGTGAGAATAGATTGAACATCATTCAATGTAATCTCCACATTTAGGGGATTATATGGATTAAAAATTAATCCATCCTCTCCATTTACAATATCATCATCATGCAATATATTTTTTTCTATCGTCTTGTCGTCCATGTATATAATGTGTTGGGATGTGTTTAAATCTTTTAACTATAAATAATATTGCCGCTTTATTTTTTAAAAAATTATTTTATTTAGTGAATATATAAATGGTAGGATTGCAAATACAAAGTCGTCCACTTACGAATACTACAGCGTCCAGAACTGGACAAAGTGGTGGTCCAATTGGTGGCCCTCAAAAGGCAGGTATGTGGACCGGACAAGCTTTCATGAGAGTTGCCAACATTGGTAACCACTGGACTTACAGAATACCACAAAGACAACCCACTGTTGTTTTTGCGTTAACAAACACAACAAGAAGACCTGTGCAACGAAACAGAAACGGTTATTCCATCACTCACTCTGGAATGCTTGGTTAAACATAAATCTAAAAATTCTAAATCACTTAATATTATCAAATGTTATAATATTAACTTATTCTACACATTTAGACGACCAAATTTTCTTTTTTCTTAACACAATATAGAGAGAAAATGGAAAACGGGCGTATGATGTTACTACATTCTGTAATAATTGGTATATTATTATACATATTTATGGTTTTTATTCTTGGTCAACGACAAGCTGTGGCTGAAAACCGAAGCATTTTATTTGCAGCCTTGATATTAGTATACATGATTTTATTTGGCCATGGATTACCAAATTCAATAAATAAAAATCTATTTTAACTATATTGTTAGAATAAGTGTAAAACCAGATAGGGTAAAAATAATATAACAAAAAAATAATTTAATAACTATTTACTATGTAAGTTATTAAATGAAGATTAGGGTGGACAACCGTGAACAAGAATTAATAAGGCTATGCAAACATTTTATTGAAACTGGACCTATGTATAATGGGTTAGAAATTGTTGTTGAACCGTTGCCTGTCGGAGATGTTATATTGACTGAAAGTGGTGTTGATAAAGTAATCATAGAGAGAAAAAGTTTAGGAGATTTAGCTTCAAGTATTAAAGATGGGCGATACGAAGAACAATCTTACAGGTTGAATGGAGTACCTCATCATAACCACAATATAATGTATTTAATTGAGGGTGACATGAATAGACTAAATGCATTAAATACTTTCAAAGACCGCACAGATAAGACAAGCTTATACTCTGCAATGTTGTCTCTTAATTATTACAAGGGATTTTCCGTTTTGAGAAGTATTAATATTGAAGAATCCGCATTAATGGTTTGTAACATGGCTTATAAATTAAATAAATCTCCTGATAAAAAAGCATTTTATTCAAATACTCCCATTCAAGTTTATGATTCTTCTCTCCTATCAGGAGACGAAATGTGTGAAAGTCAACAAACAGCGAGCGACTATTGTGGAGTTGTTAAAAAGGTTAAAAAGGAAAATATAACACCTGAAAACATTGGTGAAATCATGTTATGCCAAATTCCTGGAATTAGTTCAACAAGCGCCGTTGCTGTTATGAGGGAATTTAAGACTGTTAAAAATTTGATAGCAAAGGTAAATGAAAATGAAGGTTGTTTAAAGGATATTAGTTATGTAAACGCTAAAGGACAACCCCGCAAAATTAACAAGACTGTTATTGCCAACATTATTAAATTTTTGAAACAATAATGTGTGATTTCTTACTATTGTTTTCTAGGAGTATAATATATAAATGACAGAGGATTTTATTAAAATTGTTGGCATTGTTTTTATTATTGGGTTTTTAATATTTTTAGCAACAAAATCATTAAAGTTGCATATGAATTTGATGGAAGGATTAACAAATCCAACCGATGCGTCTAGTAAAAGTGGTATAGGCGCTTCTGCAAACGGCTACGCGAGTTCATTAAAAAACAAAGCAACTCAAATGCAAAATGATGTATTATTGTTGAGCAACAAAGATTATAAGAAAGACTATGAAAACATTGTTTTATATATGGATGACTATGTCAATGCATTAATGTTGAAAACTGTATTGTCAATAAATGTCAACGCAGACAATGCAAGCGACAATATTGAAAATATTAAAACATTAAACGAACTAAATTCTGCAAAAGCTTCTCTCAACAATGTGATGAAATACATTGATTCACATTAAAAATCCGTTATAATAATATTTGTAATAAATTTTGCAAATATTATTTTTTGTTATTTTTACACCATTTGATCATTTAAACTCTTATGCTAACTTCATTATCCGCATAGTATCCGGCATCAACCAATTTCTCTGTGTACGCGGCTCCTCCCCAATTTGGATCCATTGCGTCTGGACTATACAACATATTCTCCTGCTCTTGATTCATTTGGTCAAGCGGTGTAGTGGTTCCTTGATAAAAATCGGTTTGATCAAATCCGGGTACAGAATTTGTATTATAAGGATGGTCATTTCTTGCAGCGTCTATAAGCAATGTTGGATTTGGACCAGTCATATTCTTAATAATCACTTTGGCATCCATATTTGTTGGAATTGGGATTTTATTTGGACTTAATTGTGAAGGCGCCATTGGCTTATTTGCTAGAGCTGGAGGCAATCCACCTTGCAAATCGGTTGGACTTGGTCTAACTTTATAAACAGAGTTTCCTTGAGCATCATACGTGCTTTGCAAGTATAAAACGGGACATCTTATACCCTGACTGCGTTGCCAATCCATGAATTCTACATAATCTTCTAAATTATCAAATTCTACTGGATTAACTCCTGGCACTTTTGCTACTTTTGAATTGTATAAAAAATATTTTTTATCTTTTTGAATGAGAATGTCTGGACATCTAGGATTGGCTATATTTGTTAAACCTTCTTCTAGTGAAAATTTAGCGGGATTAACTTTCACATAATAATACATGCCAGCTAAAAAAGTAACGATTAATAATAGTAATAACATTGATTTCATTTTATTGTATATATTAGAATGCGATAAAATTCTTTAGTATTCAAAAACAAATAGTATAGTGAAAATAAAAATATAAAAAACAATTATTTTCTGCGTTTATTTATATGTCCAGAAAAGCAACCATTATTGAAATTGATCCACTTATGAGCGACTATCAAAATGAAATTAAAAACTTTAATAATCATATTGGTGAAGGCAGGCACATTTTTTTATTTCTATTTATGGATGGATGTGGTCCTTGTAATGAAACAAAACCTAAATGGAAAAAAATACAAAAAATGATTAAACAATCTCATGGAAACAGAGAAGATGTTGTTGTTGCCGCAATAAATCAAAAATTATTTGAAAATTTAAACAATGCTGGAAAAGAACCCATGGGTTATCCTTGTTTGAGATACATTAAGGGTCCATCTGTAGAAGAATACGAAGATTCCACTGTTCAAAATAAAGATAGAACCACAGAATCTTTTATTAATTGGATTGAATCTAAAATTCAAAAACAGAAAGGAGGAAGAAAAACTAAAAGACGGTGTCGTGGAGGAAAATGGTCTTTAAAATATAAAAAAAGCATTAACTGTAAGAAACCAAAGGGTTTCTCTCAAAGACAACATTGCAAATATGGCAGAAAAACTTTGAAACGTAAATATTAGAGCATTACAATTTTTCAGAAGATTATTTGCATTTAAAATTATCTTGAGAGTAGCCTATAATGGCACACGCAATTCTTTTACCAGCATTTCCATTTTTAAGACTTGCTTCATCTCCACCAAGTCCACAATCATCTGGGTCTGCGTGAATAATCAATCCTCTACCAATTATATTTGCCTTGGATCCACGTAATTTTATGAAATCATCAATCATTTTATATTTTGCTGATCCGTTGATATCTGTTTCCAAATTTCCTAGATCACCAACGTGTCTCTCTTTTACTCCTGGACAACCGTGATTTTTTCCATAAGGGTTAAAATGTGCACACATACTTTCACATTTTTTTGTCAGGTCTCCCGACTCATGAACATGAAATCCATGAAGTGCGTTTTTTTTAAGTCCTACAATATTGATATCAATGTTCACGCAATTGTTTTTCAAGTCCTCTGTAAATATAATAGTGCCATTAATTTTTTTTCCTTCAAATACAGCTATAGCTTTAATTGGAGAATCTTTATTCATTTGTATAATAAACATACAAATGAAAATTATTATTTAATCGTATTTATCTTCTTCTAGAAGAATATTTCTTTCTATTAGTTTTTTGTTTAGTATTTCTTTTTGTTTTTCTTGTTTTTCTTCGCTTCCTTCCACCCAATATTGTTTCTATACATTCTGCGACTGGACCACCAACTCCATTTGGGTCGGTGCCAGGAGGCGTAATGTCTTGTTCAATATATTGTTGTATTGTTTTTTCTACTGGACCCATAGATTCGCCAGCTGCCAAATAAATATCGGGTGGTCCAACTCCACACAAAGCCACTCCTGCTGGTGAATTTACTAACCTGTAAAAACATCTCAAGGTAACAATTGAATCTATCAATGAGTTGTGAAGATTTCCCTGTATTGGGTCATATCCAAACAATTTGTTGTATAATTCTTCCAGTTTTGGCGGTTTGTCCCATGGTTTACCATATTTTCCCTTTGCCTTTATTTTTGCCTTTTTATCTTTTTGTGCCACACACATTGTGCAGTATTGAGGTTTTGAACTCAAGATGCCTGCCTGTGTTTTAAAATATGAAACGTCTCCAGTTTCAAGTTGCATTCTATATAATTCAGCCAAGGCCATTTTGTAATCATATTTTAAGTTATGTGCAACCAGTGTAATGTCTTGATTTAAATCTATCATAAATTGTTCCATAATTTCTCTTCTAGTAGCCATTAAATTTGGTTCTCCTCCAGTTTTTTTTGCAATTTGTTCGGCTCTTTTTTCTAAAGCTCCTCTAACGGTATAATGTGTGTTTGGGTCGGCTAGAAATGCTTCAGACAACCCTTCAGGCATGTCTTCAACATATTTATTATACATAGAGTATTGGTTTGTGTCTAAATTATAAATAATGTAACTAAACTGGATGGTGAAGGGCCAATCGGATATAGCCGTAGACCAAATGGGTTCTGATTCGGCAGGAGATCTTTCTAACTGTGCTTCTAGTTCTCTTCCAACTCTTGGTAATCCGGTTGTTTCTGTGTCAAATACTAATACCAGCATTCTAATATATATT